ATAGCGACATCGTAGAAGGACGCAAAAGATATGGCTGACGACGACACGACGGAAATCTCCCGGCCTGTGCTGGTGCCGCCGCGCGGCGCGAACCCGTTCAGTGCCGGCGAGATCGCGGTAAACGCCGGCGGCAACCGGGGCGTCGTGGCGGTCGAGTCGCAGCGCGCGATTGCCGAGGTTCAAGCCCGCATGATCATCGCCCGCGCCAACCCGCGCGACCCGGTGCGCGCGATGGAGCTGGTGCTCAACGACTGCACGCGCCCGACGCTGGCCGACCACGCCATCTACCAGTACGCGCGCGGCGGCACCGACATCCGAGGACCGTCGATCAGGCTCGCCGAGGCGATCGCGCAGCGCTGGGGCAACATCGCGAGCGGCATCAAGGAGTTGTCGCGCTCGGGCGAATATTCGGAGTGCGTCGCTTACGCCTGGGATCTGGAGTCGGGCTATTACGACGAAAGGCAGTTTCAGATCAGACACTGGCGGGATACCAAAAAGGGCGGCTACCTACTCACCGACGAGCGCGACATCTACGAGCTGATCGCGAATTTCGGCCAGCGCCGGAAGCGCGCGGTCCTGCTGACTGTCATCCCTGGCGATGTCACCGAGGCGGCGCTCGAACAGTGCGAGCGCACCATGCACGCCAGGGCGGACGTAACGCCCGAGGGTATCAAGAAGCTGATCGAGACGTTCGCCGAGCTCGGCATCACCCAGCCACAGATCGAGGCGCGCATCCAGCGCCGGCTCGACGCGATCCGGCCCGCCCAGGTCGTCATGCTGCGGAAGATCTACACCAGCCTGAAAGACGGCATGTCAGAACCCGCTGATTGGTTTGAGGCGGTCGTGCTGGCGCAGCCCGAGGCCGAGGCTCAGCCGCCGGCGCAGCAGCAGCGCCGCCAGCGCCGCACCCGCGAGCCCGAGCCGCCGACGCAGGACGCGAAGACCGAGGACAGCCCGGCGCCGCAAGATCAGCCGCAGCCGGGCGCTCGCCGGCAAGTCCAGTTCGAGGTCTAGTCCGATGACAATCGATATTGCCGTTCGCAATTTCCGCGGCTGTGCCGACGCGCGGTTGACGTGCGCCCCTATCGCGCTCGTGGGCGGAAATAACGCTGTCGGCAAGACCTCGATCGCCCAGGCGGTCGGCGCCGCGCTCTCGGGCAACACGCTCCCGGTCGCCGGCCTGCGCGCCAACGCCGCCGGCGTGCTCGTCCGCACGGGCGCCACCACGGGCACCGTCGAGGTCGGCAACACCGAGGGAAGCTGCACGGTCGAATGGCCGGCGGCGCGCGCGACGACCCACGGTGCGCCGCCGGTGGCGAGCGCCTATGCCGTGGGGCTTGAGACGATCGTTCCCCCGATGACAGCAAAGGACCGGCTGCGCATCCTCGCCGAATACCTGCACGCCGACCCGACGCGCGAGGATCTGTCCGCCGCGCTCGACGAGGCCGGGCTCGATCCCGAACGGGTGCTCGCGTCAATCTGGCCGCTCATCGAGCAATCGGGTTGGGATGGCGCGGTCACCGCCCGGCGCGATCGGGGCGCCGAGATCAAAGGGCAGTGGCGGCAATGCACCGGCGCCAACTATGGCAGCCGCGTCGCGGCGTCGTGGCGACCCGACCTCGGCGAGCTCGACGAGCAAGACCTTGTGACCGACCTCCACAATGCGCAGCGCGAACGCGATCGGGCGATGAGCGCGCAGGCGGTGTCCGCCGACGAGCACCGGAGGCTCGAAGACGAGGCCGAGCTCTATCAGGCCCGCCAGGATGCGCTGGGGCGCGCGTTGTCGCGGATCGACGAATACACCGCCGTCTTTCAAAAGGCGCAGCAGGCGCGCTCTGTGCTGCCGCCAGCGGGCAAGCTGGACACGTTTCCTTGCCCGCACTGCGGCGAGTTGGTCGTCATCAACAAGGTGTCGCTGGTAGAGACGCGATACGAGAAGCCCGACGCCGCTGCGCTCGACAGCGCCGAGCTGGGGAAGCGGCGGATGGCGATCGCCGAGACAGACGGCAAGCTGAGCCACGCGAACGCCGATCTACAGGAAGCGCGCCGGCAAGCGACCCTGGCAGAACAAGCCGTGAGCGACTCGGAGCACGCCCGAGAACGAATCGCTAACTGGCCGCGCGCGGTCGAGGCCGGCACAGACATCGCGACCGCCGAGGCGCAGCTCCAGCGGGCCGAGAAGCGGCTCGCCGAGTACCGCAGCAAGGTCGAGGCCGATCGGCTTCACCGGCTGGTCGAGGGCAACGAGATCGTGATCTCCATGCTCGCCGCCGATGGGTTGCGGGCGAAGAAACTCGCTCGGGTGATCGACGTGTTCAACGCCCAGGTCGGCAACCTCTGCCATGCGGCAGGCTGGCAGGGTGTGCGGATCGATGACGCCGGCAATATCGGCTACGGGGATCGCCCCTACAACCTGCTGTCGAGCTCCGAGCAGTACCGCGTGCGCGCCGTGCTGGCGGTCGCGATGGCGCAGATCGACGGCTCGAACCTCGTCGTCCTCGACGGCGCCGACATCCTCGACGCGCCGAGCCGTGGGCAGTTGTTCGCGCTGCTCGCCGAGGTCGAGATTCCCGCACTTGTGACGATGACCGTCGCGCGCCGCGAACAGCTTCCCGACCTCGCCGCCGCTGAACTCGGGGCGTCATTCTGGCTCGCCGGCGGCGTGCTCGAACCGCTCGGCGAAAGGGTCGCGGCATAACCGCTGGGTGATCGTGTTGACTTAGGTTTAATTTTATGGAACGTCCAATGGCACACATTACCGTACCGGAAATCGCGGCCCGCATGGGCGTCTCTGCCGCCACCGCAAAGCGACGCATTGCTGAATGGATGCTCGGAACCGGCTCCGCGCCGATGCGACCGGGCCGCGCCTATGTGCTGACCGAACAAGAATTTTCGCAAGTCATGGAGTTTACCCGATGTCGCTCAACCTCGTTGCCCCAGGCAAACGCAAGGGCAACCGCACTTGGATATTCCGAGGGCGAGTCGCCGGAAGGCTCCGCGAGATCACAACCGAGTTCGGCCCCGGTACGCCGGCGCGGGTCTTACGCCAAGCTGCGGAGCAAGCTGAACGAGAGCTTTGGGCCGAGTACGAGGCCGGTCGTGTCCCTCGATCTGGAGAAAACACGACGTTCCGCCAAGCGTCTGTGCAATACCTGAATCTCAAAGATCCACAGGCGCAGAACCTGCCGCTTCAGCGCAAGATCGAGAAGCTTGTGGCCCAGCTCGGCGAGAGGACGCTCGCCAGCATCGGCGCGCAGGACATCATCAACCTCGCCAATCAGCTTTATGCCCACACGACGCTGAGCAGCCGCAACGACGCGGTGATCATCCCGGCGGCGGCGGTCCTCCACTACGCCGCCCGGAACGGCTGGTGTCAGTGGCTCAAGATTTCGCAATTCGCCAGGAAGAAGCCCGAGACTCGATCTGTGTCGGATGCGGTCGCCGAGACGCTGATCAACTCGCAGCCGATGGGCAGCTTCGAGCGGCTGTTCCTGCTCTGGATATTCCGTCAGGGAAACCGCGTCACCGAGGCGCTGGGTGTCCGCTGGGAAAAGGTCGACCTGCCACGGCGAACCGTCGAGCTATGGGTCCAGAAACGGCAGGAATGGCGCAACAAGCCGCTGCACGACGAAGTGTTCGAGGCGCTGGCGGCGATCCCGCTGGCCGAGCGCGGCGAGTACGTCTTCCCGTGGCGGAAGCGCAACCATGTCTATGCGTGGCTCATGCCCTACGCGAAGCGGCTGGGTGTCCGGTTCACGCCGCACATGGCGCGGCATACCGTGGGCCGCTGGCTCAACGCCGAGGGCAACGGGCTGCGGACCATCATGGAGGTGATGGACCACCTCGACCCCCGGTCGAGCGTCCGTTACCAGAGCGTCGACGAGGCCACCGTGCGCAACGCGCTCGCGGGGCTGGGTAAGAGACGATGAGGAAGAAGACCAAGCAGCCCAAGCCCTGCGACGGCGTCAAACGCAGCGACTGCCGGTTTACCGAGGCCGAGTATGTGCGCTCCAACCGGGCACCGCTCCGACACCCCCGCCCGCCGACAGAGGCCGAGCTGCGCGACAGATACCGCCGCCACGTCGCCGAGGGCGACATTCCTCCCACCTGCCCGCAATGCGGCTGGGCGCACCCATGAGCGGCCCTGGCTACTGGATGGACGAAACGAGCGGTGTCCTGCGCCCCGCTGTGAGGACCTATCTCCGACACGATGACCCACTCACCGAGGCGCATGTCGCTGCGCTACGCGCCTACCTGCGGCAATGGATCGTCTCGCCGGTCTGGGATCAAAACCCGCACGCCACCGAAACCGATGGGGAAATGCTCGCCGAGCTTCGGCACGGCGTCGACCGGCTGCATACCCGGGAAGCGATCGATTTGTGGCTCTACGAAGCGGACGCCCTCGGGATTGACCCGTTATGAGAACTGTGGGGAAGCTGTGGGGAGACTTCGCCGAAAGTCGGGTAAATCAAGTGCTTAACGGGCACCGGAACTTATTTGTTGAAATTGTCGATACCCGCGCAGGACACTGGCGGCAACCCTCGGAAACGGCAAAAGATATTAGGTCGGTCAATCACTTAATGCCACCCATCGTATCGCTCAGAACAGAACGAATCGCCACCGAAAACCGCGAACGCGCGCGGAACATTCCCCACAACTGTGGGGAGGCTGTGGGGAACCGTTCCGCAATGGTTCGCGAGGTCCGCTGATGGCACCGAGCAGCGGATTTTCAGAAGTAGCTGATGCAGCCAATTTCAATGGGTTAGCCGGAGACGGTTGGCAAAAAATACCCGCCGTTTCCTCTAGCGGTCCGGTATCGGCTGAGCAATTCGAGGTAAGCCATCGCATAGCGAGGCACCGCAAGTTCGCCTTGCACCCAGCGATTGACCGTGTTGGTGGCAACGCCAAGCACACGGCCAAACGCCGCCTGCGACAGTTCAGCCTGTCGCAAGGCGGCGCGCAACTCTTGGCCGCTCATCTAGTTTTTGGACGCCGCCGCAATCTCGTCGCCCCCGAACCGGATCAGTGCCTCAATCTTGTCGCAGCCAAACTCACGCAGCTTCAGAGGGGGGTAACCGGGAACCTCACGACCGAAATTTTTCAACAGGTAAAACTTCTTCCGACCGTCATTTGGCAAGGCACACAGGGCCTCAAAATCCAACGTCGCGTAATTAATCATCGCTCAACCCTCCACCTTTTCGACCATATCCACGGTGACCGTCTGCATCGGCCAGATACCCGTGCGAAGCTCCAGCGCGGAGATATCAACGCGACCCTTTTCTTCGTCATTACGGGCAATCCAGGTGTACTCGTCATCACCCTTGTCCTGCCACTGCGGGCGGATTTTGACGATGTCGCCCTTCAGGATAGTCATTTCAGAAACTCCACAAGCCGTGTTGATGACGTAGATATAGATACACGCCACGTAGATGTCAACGCCAATCGTACACGCAGCGTGGAATTATCGTGATGTGCCGCCGCCCGTTGGCGATCGACCTCTATTGCGGGCTTGGGGGCTGGACGGAAGGCCTGCTGGCCGAGGGCTACGATGTCGTCGGCTTCGACATCGAGCGGCACGAGTACGGCGCGCATCGCTATCCGGCGCAGCTTGTCGTGCAGGACGTGCTGACGCTGCACGGCTCGCAGTTCCGCGACGCCGCGCTGATCGTCGCCTCGCCGCCGTGCCAGGCCTACAGCTACCGGGCGATGCCGTGGAAGCGGGCGAAGGCGCTGCCGCCGCCCGACAACACGCTGTTCGAGGCGTGCTTCCGCATCCAGCGCGAGGCCAGCGAGGCCGCGGGGCGGCACATTCCGCTGGTGGTCGAGAACGTGAGAGGCGCGCAGCCGTGGGTCGGACGCGCCCGCTGGAACTTCGGCTCGTTCTATTTGTGGGGCGATGTGCCCGCGCTGATGCCGATGATCTCTCCCCGAGCCATTCTCAAACCGCAGTCCACCGAACGGCGACACGGTACAGGTTCTTGGTTCGCCATCGATATGAAGTCGGCGCGAGCGGGGATCACAAAGCCTGCGGACATCACGGGCACGAAATCCAGGGTTCCCGCTACCGGCAAGCGGTGGGATGAACGAGTAGCCGAGACGGACGAACACGCCGCCGCCTTTCACTACAAGCTCCCCGGCTTCCGCTTCGACGGCAGCGGGCGCTCGTTCCAATCGGCCTCGGTCGAGGGGACGAAGAACGGCAACGACTGGTTCGGCTCGGGCGCGGATTGCTCCGAGCAACGCCGACACTTCTCGACATCGCCCGCGCGCAAGCAAGCCAGCGCGATGATCGCCAAGATACCGCTGCCGCTGGCCCGCCACATTGCCCGCGTGTACGCGCCATGACCGCCGCCCGGCAAAGCCCCGGCGCCGCTTGCCACAGCCGCCCCTTGTTCCTGCGACAAATTGGGTTATCGCGCTTAACGACCTTTAATAATTTATCGATTATATAAAAGCGCGACGCCGCCTTGCTGGAAACAGGGCGGCGCCACTTTCCACCCCGATCGCGTTGGAGGCGACCGAGATGAACAGCATCAATAATACGACTAAACGCACGCCAAAGGGCGAAAGACGCACCCGGCAGAGTTGGGCGCGGTTTTTTATGCTCGCCGCGTTCTGCGCGGCGGCGGTGCTTTCGATCAACTGCAATCCGATTATCTGCGATTCCAATTTAGCCGTCGGCGTCGCTGCGGCACGCGCCGATACCGCGCGGTAGCTATCAAGTTTAAAAAAAACCCTCGGCGCCGATTTGGAAACGCCGAGGGCGAAGAACGTAGGGAGGTACGATTCATCAACCGCCGCCACTTTAACCGAAGCCCGACCCGCTTGTCAGCAAGGCCGGCTTAGACCAGCCCGAGCAGCAGCAGCACCAGCAGGATCACGAGGACGACGCCGAGCGCGCTGCTCGGGTAATAGCCCCAGCCCCGGCTGTACGGGTACGCCGGGAAGGCGCCGACCAGCAGCACGACCAGCAAGACGATGAGGACCGGGGTCAGCATCGCCCTACGCTTCGTTCGTCGATACCGCGCCGGATGCCGTGACGTAGTAAGGTCGCACGCTTTCCGGTGGCTCGGTCATCGGCGCGCGACGAATGGCAATGCACCGCGCTTTGGCGACCCGCGTGATCGTCACGGAATCGGACTGATTGCCGCCGAGCGTGTGATAGTGGGCGCCGTCCTCGGCGATATAGAACCCGACATGCCCGCCGCCGTCGCGGACGTAGACGAGGATGTCGCCGAGGCTCGCCTCGCGATCGTCGACAAAGCGCAGTCGCGGATTGCGATCGGTGCCTTCGTTCACCGCGACCGGCTCACCGAACAGCGCCCAATTCCTCGCCCACAAGGGATTGAGGATAGGACCGTGACCGGCTCGATGCGTGACGATCGCGGCGAACAGCCCGCACCACGGCACGCTGTCATCGGAGAAGCCTTGGATCGCTTTTGGATGAGCCGCGTTGATCTCGTCGCGCCAACCGTCGATCACGTCGTTCGATGCGCGCCCCGGCTCTTCGTCGGTGCCTAAGAGATCGAGCGCGTGCAGGATCGTCGGCGGGTGAACGCCCACGGTACTGAGAAACGCATATTTCGCCGGGATGCTCGCCATGTTCGTGATCCTTCCTATTTGCTGACCAGCGTTCGGGCGACTTCGCGCGCGGCGCCGACCGCCACGTCTTCCGCCGTCGCTCCCGGCGGTTCCCGCCACGCAAGATAGATGACGCCCACGAACGCCTCGGGCGAGGGCGGGATCGGCATCGCGCAGGCGCGCTTCATGCCTCGGTCGGCGAGGCGTCGCATCAGCGGCGACTCTCGAGGTCCGGTATCGCCGCAGGCTGGGTGACCGGCGAGGACGTTCACGACCGCCTGGATGTCGGAGGTCGATACGATGACCGGCAATCGCCTCGGGCTCGGGATGATCGGACGCTGCCCATCGGAGCGGCGCGCGGCGAGGAAGCGCTGGCTGTTGGCGCCGAGGTCGACCGCCCAGATCTGCACTAGGTCGGCGCCGCTATCCTCGACCAGCTTGTCGAGCGCCGCCGGGACGCCGCCTGTGTCGAGTGCCGCCGCATCCGGTGTCAGCCACGCCTCGAACAGCTCGTCGCGCTGCTCGTAGACGATCCACCCGGCGCCGCCGACGACGAACAGCGCGATCACCGCGCCGACCTTCCACGGCTTGTCAACATAGGCGAGCAGCTGCGCCAGCAAGCCCGAGGTGCCGCCGCCAGCGGGCGGGCGCGGCGGCTCGCCGGTCATCGCTTCGGCTGCGGTATCCCCTGCGCCGACCCGCAGATGAGCAGGCGAGGGGTCTGCTGCTTCATCGCCGCAATGACCGTGGCGCGCGGCACATTGGCCGCGAACTCGGTCAGCCGCTCGACGATGTTGTCGTCGTCATATTTGATCGTCGCGTGCCAGCGCGTCCCGACGATCGACAGCTCGGTTAGCTCGGGCATCTCAGTGAACCGTCGCGCTTTCGAGCGCGGCGATCCTGGCGACCATCTCTTTCCCCTGGTCGTTCAGTTCCTTCACCGCGTTGATGAGGGCATAGATCAAGTTGCCCGGTTCGAGCGTCGACAGCTCGACATTTTCCTTTTTGCCGATCGTCGTCTTGACGGTCCCGACGATCTCGGGAACGTGCGGTTTTACATCGTCGGCGATCAGCCCGAAGAGCTTGTGTGACGGCTTGTCGCCTTCGGTGAACGGCGTCCCGGCGACATAGCGAAACTGCACCGGCTTGAGTGCGACGATAGCGTCGAGGCCGCGCGTGTAGGGCTGCACCTCTTGCTTGACGCTGGCGTCGGAGATTGTCGTCCACGCTCCGGTGATGTTGGCGCAAGAGCCGTTGACAGTGAACGCGCCGGACTGCGTGCCGGTGTTGATGATCACCTGTCCACCGGAAAGGATCGTCATCCGCTGAGAATTTCCGGCATAAAAGAGTAAAGACCCCAAGTTGCCATTGCCGTCAGGTGAGGCGGCAATGGTGGGGCTGTTGCCGTTGGTGCCAGAGCCTAAGAGGATGCCCGAATAGTTAATATTACCAGACAGTCCGGCATAGAAGCTGGGGTTTGGCATCCCAGCATTGCGAGCGGCGACCCCGCCGCCGACATCGAGCTTCACGAGCGGCGTCGCCGTGCCGATGCCGACGTTGCCGCCGCCGTCAATCGTCACCCGCGCCGCGTTGGCCGTCCCAAGTTGCAGCCCGTGACCGTCCGCGTCGTTGATAATGAGAGCATAGGGCAGAGACCCGCCCATGCTGGCGCCAGAAGTATTGCCCTCGACCCCAAATAGCGCCCGCTCTTGGGTGACGCTGCCGTTCGATACCAAGATCCCGACCGGGCTGGTCGTGGTCGCGGTCACCACTGCCAGCTTCTGGCTCGGCGCCGCCGTGCCGATGCCGACGTTGCCGCCGGATTGGTTCAGCAAAAGGTTCGTGAAGCCGACATTGCTCTGAGCCGACTGTATCTCACTCCAGTGCGAGGCTTGGTTGACGCCGAAGTTCATCATCTGCGGGTTCACAACGCCGCTGCGCTGAAGGATTAGCGGAGCGTTACCGTCATTGGGCGCGGTGAGTAAAACCGTCGAGCCTAGGTTCTCCTGCCCGCCCGAGGTCGCCGACGCGCCGACGTGCAGCCTTGCCCCCGGCGCCGTCGTGCCGATGCCGACGTTGCCGTTGCCGTCGATCACCATCCGCTGCGTGACGCTGGTTTGCCCAATCCCAGCAGTATTAAAATTCAGGATGCCGCCAGCGTTGGTCGATGTCGTGTTTTCTGCCGCAGTCACGTTGATCGTGGCGGCTTGATGTTCGGCTGTGCCGTCGAAGTTGTTCCAAGTTATGAATCCCACATTGTCGCCGAGTTGCGTCGCGGTCGGCGCGGCCCCGGTGCCGCGTTTTTTGTGAAGGACGACACCCGGCGCCGAGCCGCTAGCCGCGCCAGAAAACGAATATGCGCCGACTATGCACGCCGTGCTATCGGCGGCGGCGAAACGAGTCACTTCCGCTCCGGTGTACAGCGCCGGGTTCGCGGCGTTCTGGTTGACTTCTAGCTTCGCCTGCGGCGTCGCCGTCCCGATACCGACGTTGCCGTTGTGGTCGATCCGCACCCGCTCGGCGGCCCCGGTCGTGCCATTGGCAACTGTCGAAAAAACCAACAAAGAGCCGTTTGAGGTCGCTGACCACGCTTCTGCCGTCAAGGTTGAAAGAGAAGTCGCTACCGCATAAGCCGAGCCATTCCAACTATACGATTGCCATGCACCGATAAATTGTCCGAGCGGAGGAGTTGCCGGCGCCGCTGCCGTGCCGCCGGCATGATGCAGTCCAAAGGTCGGGGCGGCACCAAACGCGGTCGACGAGACAGTAGTAAACTGGCCGTCCGCGCCGATCGCCCGCACACCGCAAAAGTTGCTGATTGGCGGAAAGGTCGCCGCCGCGTTGGCGTTGAGGATCAACCCGCCCTGGCCGGGGTCGGGCGCCGGGTTGCCGATGACGACGCCTTGGCGGATTGCCATCCTGTTCGCTAGCGTTGCCGTGCCGAGGCTGGTCGTCAGAAAGCCGAACTGTGTTCCCTGTGCCGTGTCGGTCCAGTTTTCCAACGCCGACAAAATGAGCTGACCCTTGGTGCCGAAGTAACCTGTCGCCCCACGCCCCCACGCGCCCAGAAAAAGCAGGCTGTCACCGGATTGCACAGCGGTCGGCGCCGCTGCCGTGCCTCGCGCCCTCCGCGACACAAATCCCGGTGAGGCGGTTCCGTAAGTGTCGGCGAGAACGAAGGAACCGGCTTCGCTGACCACGTTTAATTGCGCCGTCACCGGGAAGGGCTGCGGCGCCGAAGCCGCATTCGAGATGATGACCGGACCCGGCGAGATCGTGCCGCCCGCAGCCGAGAACGGCGTCGTCGTCAGCGATATGGTGCCGTCAGCCGCGACGGTGAATTGGTTGTTGAAGTTGTCGGGACCGTTGAGCGTCGGCATCGGGCGAACTCCTATCTACTCTGCCGCCGGGACCGGCTCGACGAGCGTCGGCTTGGTGACCGAGCGCGTCTCGTCCTGCGGCTGGTTGGCGATCTCGGCGAGAAGCTGGCAGCAGCGGAGATACTCGTTCGCCTCGCGCGGCCCGGTGACCGTCACCCGCTCCAGAAACGCCAGGATGTTCTGCGCGTCGAGCTGTTTAAGCATTCGGTTCCTCCTTCTAGAAGCGGCGATACCAAGTGTTATCGGCGCTGTGGTAGCGGAAAGCGATGCCGCCGCTGGCAGTCAGCGTCCCGGTGCCGCCGGATACGGTTAAGCCCGGCGCGGTGACCGCGATGGCGGTGATGGTCTGCGTCGTCGACATCTCGAATATCTGCCCGTCTGTCGGTCCCGGTGGTAGCACCACGTTGAGCGTGGCGATTGGCCCCGCAGGCTGGAGAACGAAAGCCCCGAGGCCGGTCGTCGCCGTCAGGGTCGCCCCGGTTAACGGGCGCTGGAAGCTGAAGCTGATGGTGAAGGAACCGCCGAGCAGGGCGTTGATCGTGACCATCAGATCGGAGATCATCGGCAGCAAGTGCTGGCGATGCCCGCCATGCTGCATGTCATTACTTGTGCTGCCATCATCACTGTACAGGTTGCCGTTGACGAGGACTTGGGTCATCCGATCACCTCTTCCAATGCGATCGGCACCTCATCGATGTCGACGACCGCATAACTGAACATGCCGGGGTCGGTGAACTGGGCGAGCATCGCGGTTCGCACCCAATGCACGCGCTCGTCTGGATTGGGCAACCAGATCACCGGGTCGCAGATGTCCCGCTGCCGGTACATCTCGAACTGCTTCGCCAACGCCTCGTTGTGCGGCAGGCGGAAGCTACCCTTGAAGACGCGGGGCTTGGCCCGCTCGTCGAAGTATTTCGCGCCGCCCAGCGCCTCGGTCGCGATCGTGCGGAATCTGAACCCGTACTGCGCACCGTACTGGAAATTATAGGTCACCTGATATTGGGCCGCGATCTCCAGATAGCCGGCCTGGATATAGCCCGCCGGGTTGGTCGGGTCGGACATGTCGATGCGGATGCCGGCGGCGTTGTAGTCGATCCCCACCCACCAGAGCCACAGCCAGGTCGTGCCCGCCAGCTCCTCGTCGGTGTACTGCCCGGTCCAGTAGTTGTCGTCTTCCCACTCCAGCGTGTCGTAGGGGTAGACCTCGGGCCAAACCGGCATCACGGCGCTGTCGTAGAGGAGCGTGCTCATCGCCGGTTCGAGAAAGAGCCGGATGCGGATCGTCGCCTGGAGCGAGAAATTGTGCCGCGCCAGGGCGATCAGCCCGACCCGCCGCGTATTGGTCGAGGTCGCGGTGATGACGGTGTCGATCGCGTTCAAGCTGATCGATCGCGCCACCTTGGACAGCGGCATCGCCTGGAGGTTCGAGCGCGGATAGTTGGTCTGCCAATTGCCGCCGGCAAGGGCGAAATTATCGGTGGCGCTGGGCCAGCCTAATATCGCGGAGGTGTTCGGCACGTCAGCCCCACAGCGCCAGGATCAGGATGTTGCGAATGGAATTGTACTCCATGCCGGTGATGATCATGTTCCGCCCGGTATCGTAGCCGAAGCGCGGGATGACGACCTTTACCGTCAACCCAAGGTCGAGCGAAGCCAGTGCCTCGGGACGCAGCGGGGTGTCGACCTCGATGAAGTCGCGGCGCTCCTTGAACAGCGCGAGCAGGCGATCGGCCTCGGCCTGGGCGTCGGCCTGCATGGCGAAGAGCGTCGCCACAGTCTTCTGAACCGCCAGGGGGTTCGCGATCTGCACCGAAGTATCGGTCGAGACGACGTTGCGCGTGGCGGTCGCCAGATAGGTTCGGTCGACATCGCTGACCGATCCGGCGACGGTGGTCCCGGTCAGCACCGTGTAATTGACCGCGTAAGTCAGGCTTACGCTGTACGTCGGCACGCCCTTGTCGGCGTCATTGGTCGAGAGGAACCGGCAGTCGACCATATCGAAATCGCCGACCTGGGAGTCGCTCTCCAGCCCCATCCGCCGCACGGTCGCGACCGGAACGCCCGGCGCTTCGAGTCGCTGCATCCGAAACTGGCCCGTGCGGTCGAAGCCGTACCACGCGCCAACGCTGCCAAGGATCTGATCGAGCGCGGCGCCGAAGCTCGTGTCGCTGTCCAGCCAGATGCCGACCTGGCCGGAATTGTCGGCATCGAGGGCGGTGACATCGGCCATGTTCACGTCGCCAGCCGGGATGCCGCCCGTGCCGGTGACGAGAGACAGAGCGACTTGAGCCGCCGTGCGCCCCGCCGCCCCCAGCCCCTGGGTGACGTCCGCGGACACGCCGCCGACGGGGCTGGTGCGGATGCGGAAGTACCCGCCAGCCGGCCACAGTCGGTATTGACCGGGCGACGGCTGGTTTCCCTCCATGTCGGCCTGATCGTTATAGTTCGCGCCGCGCGACAGCGTCGCCCCGGCATCGCGAACCGCCAGGACATCCTGCACCGGACCATCGTTGACTTGAAACTCCAGCCGGGCGGTATTGACCGGGAGCGCGGTGGCGTTGCCGACCTGGCCGAACGCCAGTGGCTTGGGTTTGCCCGCGATATTGTCTGCTCCCTCCAACCCATCCGGCAGCACGTTGTTGCCGAGATACTTGTTCGGCTGGATGAGCTGCTGCAAGTCTTGCAGGCGGTCCTTCAATTTGAAGCGGACCACGGCGAAGTCGAACAGCGCCTGCTCCACCCGCCCGACGATGAACGGCACGAAGCTCGGGTACGGGTCTTGATCATCCCCGAGCAGGATCGTGCAAGCCTGCCCGGCGAGGCCGAAATCGCGGAGGTTGTCCAGCGCGCCGTCAGGGTTAGCGATGCCCAGGTCGCCCTGGCTTACCGATCCAGCGCCGCCAGTCGTGCCCTTCGCAAAGATATCCCGGCGAAAGGTCGGCAGCTCCAGCACCCGGTTGTCGTAGGGACCGGGGGCGGTGGGATCGAGGTATGGCTGCGAGCTGTACCGCAGCATCGTCAGCGCGTCCGCTCCGGTGTCATAGGCCGCGATCTCGATCAGGTAGGTCAGCATGTGCCTAGCCGAAGGCTTGCCGGCGCAGGGTGTCTTGGATCTGGTTCATAATGTCGGTATTGGCCCCCTGACTGCCCGCCATGAACTCGTCGAAGTTGATCGTGACCTCAGTCAGCAACTGCATGTATTCGTGGATGATGTGCAACTCATTCCAGAGGTTCTGGTTCCAGCCGACGATGTTGTTAAGTATTTCTTGCAGCTTGTTGTAAAGGTTCTGGTTCCACGCGACTTCGTTCGAATTGATCCCGTTCAACGTGCCGTTGATCGTGCCGAGCCACCAATTGTTGTCGTTCCTCGCCTGATCGACATAGGCCGGGATCACGCCGGTCTGGCCGACGATGCTGTTCGCCGAGCCGTAGATCGCGGCGATGTTGGCGACGCTCATCGAGCCGATCGCGCCGATGATCGAGTTGCCGTTCGCGAAGGTGGCGCCGATCTCGTTGCTGCTCGAACCATAGGTCGCGGCGATCTGGGTGCTGCCAGAAGAGAAGATCGAGTTCGAGATCGCGTTGGCGACCGCCGCCAGCATGTTGATCGTATTGTTCGCGTTGTTGTTGGCGTTGCCGACCTCGGCATTGCCCCAGGCGGCGATGTTCTGGCACGTCGCGTTGCCCCACGCGGCGACCGTCCCGGCGACGGCGTTGCCCCACGCATCGACTGTCCGCCATGTCGTATCGAGCCCCGCCCACGTCGTCGACGCGATTAGTTGGCTCCAGGCGGCGACGGTGCGGGTGACCGAGTCGCCGGCAAACCAAGTCTGGTAGTTGATCGCGTTGCCCCAGTAACCGATCGTCTGGACGATCGCGTTCGACCACGCCTCGCTGCTCTGAACCGCCCAAGTTCCATAGGCGGCGATCTGCCCATAGATCGCGCTCGACCACGACGCCGCGCTCTGCGTGATCTCGTTGCCGATGTTGTAGATCGCGGTCCCGACCTGAACGTCGCCGACGGTTACCCCCGCGATCGACTGAAGCGCGGCGATCTGGGCGTCGCCCTTGGCGACCAGCGCGTTCGTCCCGGCTTGCGTTGTCGCCGCGATATTGGCGGACGCCGCCTCTGTCCGCGTCCCGAGAATATCGGTCGTGTTATAGGCCGCGCCGACGGTTGCCGTGGTCGCGCTTTCCGCCTGCGCCGCCTGCGCCGCCTGGACGTCTCTCCCCTGCGCCAGCAGCGTCGTAGTGCCGGCCTGCGTCGAGACATCAAGCGCGTGGACCGACGCCTCGTTCCGCGCCGCCACCTCGGCAGATGTCGCGTTGGCCGTCCAGATCATGTCGGTGGTATTGGCATTCGCCGTGGCGACGCTGGCGTTTCCGGTTGCGGTCGCGGTGTCGATGATCTGTTTTGAGGCATTGTCGTTCTGGGCGACGATCGACGCGGCGGTGGTGTTGGTGGTCGCCACGACCGCCGCGGCGTCCCGGCTGTTTTGGTCGACTAGAGCCGCCGATTGCACGGCGTTGGCGGTCAGCAGCGCACCCGAGTTCGCCTCTTGCTGGGCAAGCAGGTTCAGGGTGTCTTCCTTCGACCCCGCGATCAGCGTTGCCGCGTTGGCCGCATTGGAATCGAGCAGAGCCATCGTCCCGCTCTTCGTGACATCGGCGGCGATGTTGACTGCCGTCGCCGTGTTGTTGCTTGCCGCCGTGATCTGAGCGGCGCTGGTGAGGGTCGCGCCCGTGGCGAGGTCGAGGCCGGTTGTGGTCGCCCCGACGATGCTGGCGGCCCCCGCGATGCCGTTGGCGACGATGCTGTTCGAGGTGTCGATCGCCGTGGTGACGATCCGCGTGCTGCTGTCGCCCGTCGCGGACACGATGTCCCGTGACGTCGCTCGGGCGTTGTCGACGATCGCTTGGTTGGTCGCGATGGTCGTGCCGATGATCTGTTGCGCGGTGGCGGTGGTCACGTCCGAGATGGTCGAAACGGTCGCCGTGCCGTTGTCGTTGATCGCGTCCACGATCGCGTTGGTCGCTGTATCTTGGGCATTGGGCACGCCGGGTAGAGCCGCCAGCGCCGCCTTGGCCGCCTCCCACTCAGCCGCGCCCGGTGCCGAGCTGGCGAACCAGCCCTGCAAGGCCGCCTTCAATTGATCGGCGATGCCGGTGATCCCCTGGAGCGCGTTGACGTCGCCGCCTTGGGCCAGCCCGAGCTGGGTCTGGAACTGGCTCCGCGCCGCCTCGAGCCGGCTCTGCGGGCTGGTGTAATCCGGCCCCGTCTCCTGAGCGTTGAGGTATTGCCGGATCTGCAGCCCCGCTGCGAGGATCGCGTTCGACCGGGCTTGGGCGTCGGCCTGCTGCTGCGTTGCGATCGTCGCCGCCTTTGCCTCGTCCACCCATTGGGCAAATGCCGGGTTTAGGTCGGCGAGAACCTTGCGCGCCGCCTCGAGCTGGTCGTTCGTCAGCGCCTGCAAAATATTCAGCGCGGCGCGATGCTCCGTTTCCTGCACCTGGGCATCCTGATCGGAGCCGAGGCCAAGCGACTTGTTGGTCGCTTGGGTGGCGATCCGCGCCTTGTCCAGATCGCGAAGCTGCGCCAGGAATCCTTGGTTGGCCGCCGTGTAAGAGTCCTGTTGATTTTGATAAATCTGGGCTTGCTGGTTCTGAGCAGCGATCAATGCCTCAGACGCCAGAGCCGCATCCCGCGCCGACGTTGCCAGAGCCGGGAGGTCATTACCAAGATCGCCAAACGCAGCAATTACCGCATTAAGCTGCGTGCTGTTGAGTTGGGCAAACATCGTCTTCAAAGAAGCGTCAAATGTCTGACCCAATTTGTCGAAAACAGTAGTGCTGGCACCGATCGCCGACGCTTCGCGAGCCATCGATGCATAATTATCCACTAAAGACTGAACACCGTTCAGGAAGTCATTTCCGGTCGCGGTGTTGTACGCCGCGTCAACCGCCTTGGCGAAATCGACATTGATCCGCTTCGTCGCCTCGGCCAACGCCGCGTTGATTGGGTCGATCGACAGCCCGTATTGCTGGGCCTGCGTGGTCAACTGAGCGAACGTATCGGTGATCTGCGACATCGCTTGTTCAAACGGCCCCGCCTGCTGGGCTCCACTCTCGATGCTTTGGAAGGCAGAGTCGGCAGCGGTTACGATGGTGTCGTAAATCTTCGAGAAATTTACCGCCGTCGTTAGCTGGGTCGTATCTTGGATTTGGTTGATGTCGAGCGACCCGACAGCCTTCTGCAACGTCGGGCTCAAGGCGGATAGGTCGCGATGCTCAAAAAGGAACTTAGCGACTTCTTGAACGACCGCACCCGCGTCCGAGCCGGTGAAACTTTTCACCCCTTCGCCCGACGCGATGTTCACCTTGATGCCATCCCGCGACCCGGCCTGCGCGATCAACGTCGCCTGGGGCAGGACCGACGCACCAAGAATCTGGGTGATGTTAGCCAACGTCGTCGAAATCGGCTGAAGGATGCCCTGCGCCGCCTGATCGTTGGCGGCCACACCGCCGCTGGTGAACGCGCCCAATTGGCCGGTCGCCAGGTTGAGTGAACCAGAACCCGCATTGTTGGCAGGCTTGGGGCCAAAAAAGCCACCGAGCAAGCCGCCGCCCGCGCCGCCGATAATGCCGCCGAGCAAGGTGCCGATACCGGGAACGATCGATCCGATGATTGCGCCCGCCAGCGCGCCGCCGGTCGAGCCGATCATGCCGCCGGTCGACTTTCCGCCGCCGATCATCGGGCCGATGAACATATTGGCGAGCGACCCCACGGTCGCCCCGGCGCCGACGCCGCCGAGGAAGCCGCCGAGCGTGGTCCCGCCGAAGAGCCCGCCCGCGACACCACTGCCAGCAATATCCGACGTGGCTCCCGTCGCCGCGTTCGTAAAAATGCCCGCCCCGGCACCGCTGCCAGGAAGCAAGCCAGAAGGGGCAAAGCCGAGCGAGGTGCCGATCGTATTGTTGACGAAGCCGCTGATGCCGCCGCTGCCGAAGAGCCCGCCGCTGCCGCCGCCGCCAAAAAGGCCCGACCCGGTATTTGCCAGCGAGCCGACGCTCGAAACGGTGCTGAGCGTGCCGGTGAGATTGCCCTCTTTGTCTCTTTGCTCCAGGGTTATCGGAGCGCCAGTGGCACCGCTAGTACCTTGGCCCCCACCACCAAGGCTACCTCCGAAGATACCGCTCAACAAACTCGCGCCGCCGCCACCGCCAAAGAACGTCCCGAAATTCGACGCCGCGCCGCCAAAGTCCAGCATCCCCAGTAGCGACCCGATGGCGGGCTTGATGACCGACATCGAAATAAGCTGCGACTCAAGCTGCACCAAGGCATCCTTGAAGATCGTGTGCCACGCAGTGATCTTCTTCCCGCTGAGTGCGTTGGAGACGTTCTGAGTAATCGCTTGATCGACGGTCTGACCGACACTGGTCAGCACATCGTTCAGTCGCTGCGCGGCGCGCTGTTGTTCGGCGAGAGCAATGTTGGACTTCCCCAAAGCATCGACGCTCGCGAGGTAATTTTTGGCCTCATCACTCGACAGGTCGACGTTCTTGCTGATCAAAAACTGCTTTGCCTGCAACAGCGAAACCTGGCGTTGGATTTCCTCACTGGTCTGGAAGGCGTACTGCGCCTCGACCTTATTAACCTCGATCTGATCCTTGTTGGAGTTGATCTGCTTTTGGAGTTCCAGCGCGGTCTGGGCTGCGTCGTTCTTCTTGATCAGCGCCAGCGTGACCGCTTCAAGCCGTTTTGCTTCCTCGATATAGGCCGCATTGCCGGTCGCCTCGGCCTTGGCGACCACGTCATGCGTGGCCGCGGTCGCCTGGTTCTGAAGCTCCATCTCATGCTGGGCCGCCGCGCCACCCTTGGTGGCTTCGGCCAGCCTTGAAGTCTCGGTGTACTGCAACTGGAGCGCCGGGATCGCCTTGGCGCTGGCGGTCAGCGCCTCGGCGGCTTGCTGAGATAGAATCCTCTGAGTCTGTTGCGCGACATCGCCGCCGTGCTCGAGCACGTCAACACGAGCCTGTTCCGCCGCCGCCGCCTTGATCCCGGCTTGTTCGCTCTCCAGATAAGCGTTCGCGACACCTTCCTGCCCCTTGATGGTAAGGTCAACCTTCTGATTGGCAGTATCGAGCGCGACATTTTGTTCTATCAGTGAATTTTTATACGCATTAAGTCCGGCAGTTTGTGCCAATTGGTCATTATGACTAGTATTAAGTTCTTGGTTATATGCAGCGTAAGCTGCGGTTCTTGCTGTGGCGATTGGGCCGCTCAGCGTTTGATTAACCGTAACATTTTGACCAAGCAACCTATTCTGCTCGGCCAAAACAGCGTCAAGAGCAGCGACAGCTTTCGGGTCTTGACCTTGAAACGGCCCACCACTCACAGACGTAGCAAGACCAATTTGCGGTGCGCCCCTAAACCCGATGTGACCAATGTCGGCTGGCGAGCTTGGGCTGATCGGCCCGCCCATCGAGCCGAACAGCGCACCGTTTTCCATGAACGGCAGAAGCTGCGGATATTTCTGTGCAATAAATGCTGCCGCGTTTTTAAACGTCTGCCCGTAAAGACCGCCAGGTGTCGTGTCGGTCCCGGTATTCGGGTATTCCTGCCCGGTCGTCGTATTGATGATCTTGTAATCGAACGCGCCGCCAGCAGCTGGATTGTGTGCCGTGCTTGCGCCAACTGAAGAATTTGACTTCTGGCGACCGATGCTGGTGATCACAATCCCGAAACCGGGCGGAAGCTGAGTGACCACATTCGACATCGTGTCGATGTAAGCCGGGGCATTTGGTGTCATAACCACACCCGGCCTGACCGAAAACTTGTTTCCAGAGAGGAGTGTCCCGTAGTCACCGCCGTAAGTCGGTGTCGTCGTTCCTAAGCCGGGTTGCGGGACACCTGTCGCGCTAGGCACCGTCCCTGTGGCTAACGGCGCACCCGCCCCTGACAGCCCGTGCGCTTCCATAAACTTGTCACTAAAAATCTGACCCTTGGTGATCAGATTGGTCAGATCAACCGCTAACTGCGTCAGGTTTTCTTGTGCCAGCTTAAACGCGCCGCCCTTAGCAAGAGCATCGAGAAGACCGTTCCACGCCGAACGGAACTTCTCAGCCGCTTTGGTCGATTCATCGGTATTGGCGGCGAAACCTTTCGACGTGTCTCTAATATCCCTAAAGACGCGATTCAGCGCGTCACCACCCCTGCCCTCCTGGGCCATAGTGAGCACAAGCCCTGCTTCCGCCTTGTCGATCGCGTGGATATTGAAGGCAAAGTCGACCATCGTCTGAATGCCGCCATCCATAGCGGCCTGAAAATCCTTCATGCCCTGCGCCACGTCGACATTGCGAAGCCTGGAAGTGGCAATCGCGACATCGGTGATCTCTTTGGCGAAGGCAGGATCAATCTTTGTGTTACGAGCAAGGTCAGCGACAAACTTATTGGCATCCTCTGCCGCTACACCGACGTTCCGCAACGCCAACGCAGCATCTTCCATCCCCTTGATGGTCTTGCTCGAATCGTCGCCGATCGTGCCGAGCGCGTTGTTGAACTGCTTGATGGTCGATGTATTGGCGGCGGCCCGTGCCAAGACAACCGCGAACCCGACAGCAAGAGCCGCCAGCGCCGTCACCGCGAGGGTGGTCGGCGTGATCATCCCCGCGATAGCTTCCTTGACGCCCTTCAGAACCGGCCCGACGCCGCCGCCTTGGGCAAATGCCTGGATGACCTGGCCGCCCTGCTGAACGAGGATCGTGAACGGGCTTTGCCCGCTGAGCAGCCCGCTCGCGATGTCGTTAAGCTGGAACCCCATGTTGGTAACGGCAGCATTTAGCTGCCCGGTTGTTTGGGTCGCTTTGCCCTGTATGTTACTGGTGTGATCCAAGTTGCTGCTGACACTTTTTAGCGCAGAGTCATATCTCTGCGTTTCGATCAACAGCGCCGCCTCATGCTCTTCTTGGGTTTTAAAGACGGTATTGCCCAAAGCAGCGGCTTTGGCGATCGCAGCTAGTTCCGCTTCGTGCTGCTTTTCGAGCGCAACCAGCGGCACATACTTCAAACGAAGCCCGTCGACCTCCTTCTCGTAAGCCTTAAGCTGATCGACGAATTCCGCATAGGAGGGAGGGACAGCATCTTTCGCGGCTCTCGCTGCATTGCCAGCCGCGGTGGCGACCTTGTCGTAAGCGTCAGCGGCTTCCGCAAGCGCTGCCGCCGCCTGCGCTTCGCTAATTCTTCCAGCACCGACAAGCAGATTTACTTCTTGCTGAACCTGCTTGTACCGCAGCCCAGCCGCGTACACCTTGTCGTAGGTCTGCGCTAAGCCTTCGACCTTTGTCTCGTAAGCCGCGACCTCGGTTAGGAACTCGGCATAGGATGGCGGAACCGCGCCCTTTAAGGCTCTCGACGCATTGCCAGCCGCCGTCGCTACGTCGTCGTAAGCCTTCGTCGCGGCTGCAAGAGACACCGCGGCCTGGTCGGCGGTGAGTTCGCCGGCTCTCAGGAGTAAGTTAATCTCCTTCTGGGCCTGGCCGAACTTCAGTCCAGCGGCGTACACCGTGTCATATATCGGTTTGATCCGCGCAATCTCTGCGACATACGCAGCAATGTGCTCAGAAGATTGCTGAACAGTCTCACCATATGCTTTTGTCGCATCCGCAGCTTTATTCGCAGCAGCGATTTCTAGATTATATTTATCAATCACCAACTGCTTGACAGCCGAGGATTGCGCTTCGTCAAGCTGCAATTCCCTGGTGAAGCGCGCGACCCTGTCCAGGCCGTTCGCTAACTTAAGCGCCGCCCCCGACGCCTTGTCTTGCGCACCAACAAATTTGGCGAACTCGTTAGTTGTCGTCCGTATTGCCCTGGTGACTCTTTCATTGGTGGCGGCGTTCTCGTTGCTGGCACCCGTCGCTTTTTGCGTCGACGTCGTCAGTTTCTTTGTCGTCGCGTCAAGCAACGCAGCCGCAGCTTCAGCGTCAGTGAGCTGCTCACGCCCCTGAACCAGTAGTTTGACGACTAAGGTGTCAACTAAAGCCACCGCTCACCGCGCTCCATTCTCAACGACGCCTTGGCAAAATCGGCCCGCGTAAAGCACCATTGCCGCCGCCCATCCGAGGCTGTGGTTTCGGTGTTCGATTTTCGGTTTCCGTTTTCTCGGCCTGGACACTGGCGCGCAGCATCCCGAGCTGTACCAACGTCCGCGATTCCCACGGCTCCAGCTCGCCGACCTGGCTCAGTGCCTGCCAGGATCGCAGCGCTTCCCAGGTGATGACCGGCGGGGCAAAGCCATTCGGGGCCAAGCCATACGAGATCTCTTGAAACCAGCCCCAGAGGTAATCGAGCAGATCGGGGAACTCGGGACCGCTATCGATTTCCGGCACTTTGACCGGCTGATCGCGGCGGCTGGCGGGTCGCAGCGCAGCAGGGATCTTGGCCCACTGCGCCGCACCAGAAACCAGATGGTCGCGCTCGGTCGACCCGTCTACGGTTTTGCGGCCCGCCCTGAACTCGGACTCGGCCCATTCGACGAGGTCGATGACGAGGCCCGCGTAAAATTTCCCCTATCAGCCGCAAACTCGTCGACTTGCTCCCTGATCCAAGTGACTTTGTCGTAGACCACCCGGGCGTTTTGCGCCGAGAACGGCAAGCCCAGCATCGAGCCGTCGAGCGCGACCAGCGACCAGCCGGCGGTCAATGCCACCAGAAGATCGGTCGCTTCCGCTTCCAACTCTTCCGGGGTCAACTTCCCCCTGCCTCGCATGTTCAACCGGCGGCGTTGGGTTTCCCGGTTATGCCGGCGGGCGATATCGGAGTCCGAGGAGTAAAGATCAACGTAGGCTTCCTCACCATTCGGCCCGCGGAGGGGCTGGCGGGTCTGGTAGTGAAGCAACGGCATTCGCTGCGGCTTTTCCACGTCGAGAGATAGCGCACTTAGCGCAGCGTCGATATCAGTCATAGGTGGCGGTCCTTCTGAGGGAAAGGCGCGCTTCGCAGCGGGCCGTTTTGGCGGGAAAAAGGGGACGCACCACCCGCCAGCGGCACGTCCCCCGGTAGCGCTACCATCCGCTTACGCGGACAGCCTCCTGTGGCGGCAGGAATGGTGACGAAAGACGGTTAGACCGCCTCGGTGTCGGTCATCATAATTGTGGTTTGCGGGACACCGACGGCGTTGCCCACATACTTCAACGCCGTGAAGGGCATCGTGAGCGTCTGCGCGCCCAAGCCGGTTACCGCGACGTCGGCGTCGGAGAACTTCACCCGCGGCAGGTAAATCGAAGTCGCCGCCGAACCTGGGTCGTTGGTCGTGGTCAGATACGCCAGGATATCCACCTCGTCTTCGTCGAGGAAATTCCTGACGAGGTCGAGGTCTTCCAGCATCGCAGTGACCTGTCCCGTGACCGCCGCGCTACCCAAAAACACTTCCGGCACGAAGTCCTGGCCCACGACCGCATCGGAACTGGGCGACAGCTCCATAGAGATATCAAGCCCGGTGACGACGCCGACCACGCTGCCGTTAACCCTCAACATGCCATTGACCGCGGCGAAAATGCCGGTGGTCGTCTCGGGGTCGGGCGAAGTGAAGAACGGTGCCGGAACGCTTGTCCCGGCATCGAAGACCTCCATGTCGCGACCCATCATCGTAAATTCGATGGTCGCCAAGCCCGACGCAGGCAAGCCAAGCTTGAACCCGCCGACCCGCACCTCGGTGAACAGACGGCTGACCCCGATATCTTCATGGAATGTCTCGATCGCGAACTTACGAGAGACGAACCCGCTGGATGGGATGATCAGGTTCGACCCGATTGTGTGGAGCGAGAAGGTCAGGCCGGCGGCCATCGTGGCTGGCGCAGGAAAGACCTTTACCGTGCTGTTGGTGACGCCACTAAAACCGACAGCGATGAAGTTGACGCCATTATTCGCCGCGCCGCCGCCGCTCAGCCCACCGAGCCGGAAGATGCTGCCAACGTGAAGCCCGAGCGCGACCGGATCGCCCCCGCCAAAATCCAGCGTCGACGCCGACGCATCAGCCGTGACGCTGGTCAGTTGCGCCTCGGTCAGCGATACCCCGGGCGTGGCGGTCCCGCGCGTCGCCGCCTCAAAGAAGTCGAAGTACGTCGCGGGGCTGAACTCTCCGGTGATCCCCCCGGTAACGCGACGGGTGCCATGCCGGAAATCCACGATCTGCCGATCGGAACGGATTTCGGTCGCCTGGTAGGTGTCCTTCGCGAGTTTTAGGGTCGAGGTCACGCGGCGAAGAACTTGCGCGCCGACTTGACCAGGGTCGGTCGCCGACACCGGCTGGGTGTTGGACTCGATCGCACCGTTTGCGTAGGGGAGGTACGCTACCCGTGCGCTTACGCCTTCAGCTAGAGACATAGTGGGCACTCCATCAAAGGGAGGGGCGCGTCTCACGACGGGCCGATTCGCCTTGCCCAAGGGCGTTTGAGTTAACCTCGCGCGGGCTTCACGCGAGGGTTAGGATGGGTGCGGCTGTGCGGGAGTGGCTCCCCAATTAAGCGCACAGACCGAGCGGGTTAGGAGCGCCGCGGCTCGGGCTGCGATCAGCCGATCAAGTCGAAAAACAGATCTACTTCGGCGGTCGCCCAGAAATAGTTGGTCACTTCCGATGGCAGGCCGATCGGCTTCAACATCGAACCGTCCCCCCCGGGATAGACCGTAGCCGTCGAGCAGGACACGTCAGCGTCGCGGTAGGAACGAAACAGCGATGCTGCCGTCTCGGCATAATCCGTCGCTGGAGCCAGCCCCCAGCCCCTCGGCACGAACACCCAGATGTCGAGACGTGCCGGGTTGCGGTATCGATTGCGATATCGACCGCCGCCGAACGAGGCCAGCTCGCCAGGCTCGGCCAAAAACTCGGTGTAGAGAAACGGTGCCGGCGTATCAGGTAGCGTGACGTTGCCCGCGCTGTCCTCGTCCTCGTTCTGCCAGCGCAATGGCGGCAGCGAATTCGCGGCTTCCAATCGCGCTCGCAAGATCGCGTAGGCTTGGCTGACCGTGGTCATAGCGGCTCGAAAAAGATGGCCGGCGCACGCACTTCAGTGCCGGCGATCTGCCTGCGCTTGCGCAGCGCGCCACCCTTGGCGATGTAATGGCTCGGCAACTTGCCCTTGATTTGATAGGCCTCGGGCATCGTGACGTAACCGTAGGCGATCCGCGCCGCGTTGGCGTATCGAGCGCCCAGCTTCTTGGCGACCCGCTCGTAGATGTGGTTCGGCACACTGATCAGGAAGTCGCGACCGCTCTCGGTTTTGCCGACCTCCAATCGGCGGGCATAGACCACCGGATTGGCGATATAGACGTCCTGGCCGATCGTTACCGGGGTGTTGTCCGGTGCCGGGCGTCCGTCGATGTACAACGAGTGGGAGTTCTTGTAGCGCCCCGAGTCGGCGGGTGAAGCGGCACGCAGCTCCTTCAGGAACTCCGAGATCATCTCTTGCAGATAGGTGTACTTGAAGACGATCGTTTGCTTGGCGTTGTCGATCGGTCCACCCGGCGGGTTATCGCCGACGCCCGTCCAGCTCGGCTTAAAGCCCGTCCGCTTCTGCTGCTCGTCGAGAACCTTCATGTTCTCGAGCTTCGCCTGCGAAACGAAAATCTGGCGGGCTTGCTCGTCGACCTGCTTCGCGACGATGGGGATCGTGCGCAGGAACGCGGTGAGCGCCACGACGCTATCCCTTCACCCGCAAATTGTACGCGATCAGCTCGGTCCCGACGCTCCGGGTGGCGTTGTCAGGGAAGCTGATGGTGAATTCTTTGCCCTGGAAGACCACCTTGTCCGACCCGGTGAGCGGCAGCGGGAACCCGGCGTTCTCCAGATCCTCGACCAGCACGACCGCGTGATAGACCAGCTCCTTCAGCTCACCGACCAACGGCTCCTGGCGCAGAGGATCGGCTCGGATCCAGGCTCGGCACTGCGCCTCGGTCACGGTGCGATCTGGCCCGGCCTTGCCGGTGTATCGGCGGATCGCGACGCTGTTGGTGAGAAAGCGTCGGTAGACCGATTTGGCGTACTCCGGGGTCATACGGTCCAGCGCTTGTAAGGGCTGAGCCAGCTACGAACCCCCGCGGGCGGCCCATCGGAGGTCGCCCCGGCGCCAGAATTCGGGTCGCCATACTGGACCGTGAGGACGTCGAAGACCGCTTCGGAACGGATCGAAGGATCGCGCCCACGCATGAGCCAACGAGCCGTCAGCCATTCGTTCGCCGCCGCCTGCAGATCGGCTGGGATCGGATCGTAGCCGGCGGTGTAATCCATCACGACCGCGGTGCCGCCCCAGCCTCCGTTGAGGCGGAAAGCGCGTCCGGTGTCGAGGTCGACCTCGAAGAGCGTAGGGTCGAGAACGCCGCCGTCGATCGTGACGCCGAGCAACGGGACCGGCGGCGTGCTGTCATCGAGCAGGATCGGGTATTGCTGCGCCCGCAACGGTTCGGCGTAGCTCCAGTAGAATTGGCTGAACTGGTCACGGTACGTCTGCTTCGGGAACAAGCGGTCGCAGTAGTTGGAAATCGCCGCCGACACAGCATTGATCTCGGCCTGGATAATATCGTCGTGGGATGTGTCTGACTCGGCTACGCCGAGCACGAGCTTGGCATCATCGAGGGTGATCAGCCCGGGATCGGTGGCGGGGGTTATCACCCGCGAGATCAGATAGCCGTTGCCCATTATCGGACCACCTGAGTGAGCACCGGATAGAAGTCACAGGTCGTGGTCGCGCCGTCCTCGGCGGTCAGCGTCAGCAGCCCCTGGTTGTCGATCGTCGCACTGACGATCCGCCCAGCCGGGCCGCGATGACCGGGCTCGCCGCGCGGTCCCTGCTCGCCGGGTTTCCCCGAGCGCCCTTGTGCGGCGAGCAGTTGCCAGTCTGGGCCTGGGCACTCGCCAGGATCGTTGGAGCGGGCCACGAACGAGGCGCCACCAGTGGCTACGATATCCAATGCCGAATAGCGCTTCTTCGCGTCGTAGGTGCCCCGCACAGCCAGCGAGCGCCCTTCGGCACCAGCCGTCGCGAGGCAGAGCCAGTCCGCGTGCGGCGGCGCTCGTCCGGTGTCGCACCGGGCCTGCCAGGTCGCTCCGTCGTGGCTGACAACAGTTCCCTCGTAGTGGACGCCGTCTTGCCACTGGACAACCACCGGCAGCTTGCCTTGCGGCCCTTCAGGCCCGCGGTCGCCGTCGCGGCCCGGCTGTCCCTGCTCACCCGGCGGCCCGCGCTCGCCTGGCTCACCGGGCGGTCCCACGAGCGGCAGCTTGGCCAAGGCGGCCTCGACCAAGCGCGTGATGGTCGCCTCATCGGGCGGCGGTCCTGGCGGTCCCTCGGGACCACGCTCACCCGGCTGTCCCACACCCGGCGGCCCAGGAAGCCCAGGATCACCCGGAGGACCGACGATGGCTTCACCGTCCTTACCGGGCAATCCCCGCTCCCCAGGCTCGCCGCGCGCCCCCTGCAAGCCGGTTTCCCCGCGCTCCCCCTTATCACCGGGATAACCCGGTGGTCCCTGGATACACTCGCCGGGCGGCCCGCGCTCGCCGGGCGGACCCTGCTCACCGTTCTGCAGCGTCGTCAGCCGGGTCACGACGTGCAGCTCCAGCTCGGCTTTCAGCGCCTGCAGCGCGGACATCTGCTCGCGCATTTCCGCCAAGGATGCCGCCACAGACAGCTTGACCTCGCGCTCGATCCGAGCAGCGATGGCACCAAGCAGCTCGCCCGCGACATCAAGCAGCGAGTCGGTGTCGGTCATAGGCGACGCGGAAAGCGGCGCGGAAGGCAGCACTCTGCTGCTGCTGTTCGTCTGCTGCATTTGGGTCGCCCGTATTAGTGCCTGTGCCGCCGCCATCGGCAGGAGCTGGCAGGGCTGGCGGCGTCGGTGAAGGCGGCTCCAATGCCGCGCCGTAGCTCAGCGGAACCACTTGCTGTTGCACCCGGGGCATGTCGCCGTAGCCGTCTTCGACAGCCGGCAAATCCTCGGAGGCCCGCGCCTCGTCGGGGCTGTAAATGCCCGAGATGACACCGCGCGCCAACGCCTCGATGCGCTCACGGTATGCGCTGCGCAACAGCGCCCGAGTGTCCAGCTCGAGGTACTCGTCGGGGACGCCCTTCAGCCCGAACAGCGCGCCGACAGCCTCCTCGATGTGGTTCAAGGTGAACCCGAGCCCCGAGGCGATCCACGACTGCATCAGCAGCTCGGTCGACGAATAGGTGTTGCCGCCGAGGCCGAGGATCTGCAGCGGGATCCGCATCGCCAGCGCGATGTTCTCGTTGGTCATCTTCAGCATTTCGGCGAGCTGGGAATCGACGGCGTTCGTCGTGATCGGGTGCGCCTTCAATCCGCCTGTCAGGATCGGGGTGCGGCCCGCATTCTCGCCTTGTGTCTGGTCGTCCCACCACGCGCGGAGTTCCTGCGCCTGTTCCCGCTTCATCACTGCATCGGTTTCGAGCGTGAAGCTGGGCCGTGCCTGGTTGAGGTAGAAGAAGACCTGTTGCTGGCGGGCCGCGCTCGCCATCGCCAGGTCGACCGTCGCCGCCAGGATCGGGCTTTCGCCCCGCAGCGGGTGCCGCGGCGTATGCAGCCTGACATGCAGGATATCGCGCGCCGGGATCGGCTGGGAGAGGTCGAACCGAAGCTGCAGAATCTCGTTGCCGTAGACCGAATAGAAGATCGACCCTTCCTCGGCGATGGTCGCGCGCCCGTCGCGCACCAAGTGCAGTTCGCCAATTTCGCCGCGGTTGTTGCGAATAGCGATGGCAAAGGCCTCGCCCTTCTCATAGAGGCGCCGGGTAAGGTTCAGGAGGAAATCGCTGATCGTTTGATAGTCGTTCGGCTGCTTGAGGATGCGCGACAGCGCGGAGTTGACCACCCGCTCACGACCGCCATTGTCGAGGCTGCGCCAGTGAGTGCCGGGGCACATGGGAACGGTTTGCGAATACGCCGAGACGCAGGCCTCGACCATCGCGCTACGCTCGCCGTAGGGCTGCGGGCGGTAGCCGGTCTGCCACCAATTCCAGTATCGACCGATATCCGCACCGAGCCACCCGTTGGGCGACGTGCCATCGGTGATCAGATACGGCCCGGGGCGGTACTGCCCTTCAGCAGCCCGCCCCAGCCATGACATGACTTTGGTGGTAAGCCAGTTAGCCATCAGCGGGTCTTGTAGCGATCCCGCACTTTGGCTGGGCGCATCTCGCGGGTGTGCTTGGCTTGCGCCTCCTGCTCTGCTGGTGCCGGATCGCCGCCTTCGCCTTCGCCTTCGCCTTGGTGTTCGCCTTCGTGTTCTTGCTCCTCTTCCTCGGGAGCAGGCTTCGGATCGCTCATCATGGCAGACCTCACTTTCTGGACGTGGAGGGGTCGCTGCGGGCCGCCCGCGAAGCCGCGATCGCAACGGCATTCGACGGAGGCGCGGCGGTCCCGCCGATCGCGTTGGTCGCGGTGACCACGCAGCTAATGCTGTGCCCGACGTCGCTCTCGGTTACGACGTAGCTCGGGCCGGAGCCACATTGCTCCGTCCCATCACGCATCCATTGGCCGCTGTAATGGGTAGGCTCGCCGTTCCAATTCCCCATCGTGCAAGTCAGGGTGTCGCCCGGCCCGGCGGTCATCGGCTGCACGCTCGGCACATCGACGTTTTCCGGCGCGGTTTCATCCTCACCGACACCGTGCGCGTCGAGCTTGAACCCGTCGGCCTCGTCCTGCGTCGGCGACGGCGGATCGGGGTCCGCGGGCGCGGCCAGCGCTGCGGTTTCAACCGCCGGGCTGTGCGACTTGAACCCGTTGGCCTCGGCCTGCGTCGGCGCTGGCGGATCGGCGACACCCGATCGAGTATCCTTCGGCCTTGCCACGTCTCGATGCGCTGGCGGCAGCGGCGTGTCCCTGTGGGCCGTCTCCCTGGTGCTTTCCATGTCTTCGTCCTTTCTCGGAAGCGGTCAGCAAAAGGACGGCGGGACCGAAGCCCCGCCGCCCACGCCGAAAACGCTTATGGCCCCCAGTTCACCCCGGTCATGTATTGCACCATGCCGGGCCGCCTCATCGCCCAGGTGACATTGGCCAACATCCTGATCGCGATCTGCGCGGTCTGGAACATCGACTGCACCGGAGCGGCGACAACCGGCGGGGTGCCAGCAGTGCCGATGTTGAGCGGGGTGGTGTCCTCCATGTGCACGGTCGCGACCTCGCTGATCTCGAATTCGGGCGCGCCCGAAACGGACACGAAGTCCACAGCATCGATCATGTACACCGACCCTGACGGGATCGAGGTCGACTCGATGACCGCGAAGCGCTGGGTGAACTGACTGGCCCACCCGAACTGGACGCCGGTCGGACCTGGCGCAAAGATCAGTTGCTGCCCCTGCGCCGGGTTCATCAGCATCGCCAGCTTGCGACCCGCATTAACCGCGTAGAACGGGTTCGTCAGCGCCTGGATGTCGGCCAAGATCGCCGCGTAGCCCTTCGCGGTCGAAGCGGTAACCGCCACCACACCGTTGGTCAGGCCCGCTGGGCGGGTCGTGGACGTCGGAGCGGCATCGAGCAGCAGCGCATCGATGTTGATCGAGGTGTCGTCCGCGATAGCCTCGCGAATAATCCCTTCGATCGCCGGGTTGGAGTACATCGCGATTTCGCGCGAAAACACCGACAAGCCGCCGACTTTGTGGGGATACAACGTGATGCTCGTCGTCCCCAACCTGCGCACCGGAATCGGCGCACCTTCGGCCACGAACGAGCCACCGATCGACGGGGTGGTCGTCCTCGAGGGGATCTTGATCGATCCCGCATTCGCGCCGAAAGTCAGCGACGTGCCCATGCCCGCAAGCGGCTGGAACACGCTGACCGGCGTCAGCACTTGCAGGAAATCGGCCTGCCCGAGCTGAACCAAATCCATCGCCCATCCGGGTGTGGTCGTGGTCGCCCCTGCTATCGCGGCACGGGTGACGACTGCCGTCAGATCGTGGTCCGGGTAGCGTTCGTGCAGCACATCGTCGATCGAGCGATGGGTGACCTGGGAGATGAACTTGACCACCATCGCCCGGGCGAGAAGCTCGCCAGGAGCGAGATCCTTGACCGCCATGCCGAGCGGTGGGCGACGAGCAACTCCCGTCCCCGCCGCCTGCTGTTGCTGCTGCTGCCCCAGCCCCTGATCGACAGCCCGTTGCGCCAGCGCTTTTTCGGTGCGCTGTAGCGAGGCGAGCCGTTCCTCGTGTTCACCGATCTCCTCTTGCAGCAGATCGGCTTCCGCCGTGTCGTGATCTGGGTCGCGTGTAAGTTCGATAAGCGCATCACGGGCAGCGTTGAGCATGAGCTGCCGGTCCTCGATCTGTCTTCCGACAGGAGTTGGTTGTCCGTTCATCGGGATCGCCCTTCTGCTTGGCGATTGACGTTCGGCTTGCCCGCCGCGGTTTAGTGCCAGGCCGTCTCGGCTTCGTGCTTGCCCGCTGAAGACGAGGGACATGGTTTCATGTGAAACATGCAGTGACTTCGCCACTTGCAGTGCCGCCGGGTTGGCGGGCACGCTGACGATCGACGTTTCGAGCAGCTCCTGTTTGGTGTAGCGCTGCCCGCCGTAAGGGTCTTTCGGGTCGATAGCCTCAGACTCGATCGGGTAAAACCCGACCGACGTCGCGCGCAGGATGTCCTGCTCGATCAGGTTGATGATTTCATCGACGCGTTGGGAGGTGCCGCGGGCCGCCGGGACAAAATCACCGAGCAGCTTGCCGCCCTCGGTGCGGACGTTCGCCCAGGTGCCGATCGGAAAGCTGCCCTGATGCCCGAACAGCGCGATCGGGTTGCGCCGAAAGTTGTCGAGCATCCAGCCGGTCGGCTCGATGATGTCACCGTAGCGGTCGACCGTCGCGTCGCTGAGAATATAGGTCATCGACCCCGCGACCTTGCCGGTCACGACTTTGCGGATGGTGTCCACCGCAAGCTCCATCGTAGGGACAGGCGCGCTTCACAGCGGGCCACGGGAAGTTAGGTTTCGGCCTTTACGGCCAGTCGTCGTCGAACTCGCTATCGGGCGGCGGCGGCGGTCGCTCGAGCGCCCAGCCGATCAGCAACAGGAAAACGGCGCCGATCAGCGCCAGGAACAGCCACGTCAGCCGCGCAGCCCTGGCAGGAAGATGAACAAGCCGAGCAGTAACACCGCAGTAAACGCCAGAAAGATGTATGACGAGGCATACGGAGCCAGCGGCGGGATCGGCAAGATGGTCAAAAACCAGATGAACATCGTTACCGTGAAAAGTATCTCGAGGATCATTGCCCTATCCTTCTTCAAACGACCATCGAGTAGACGTCGAGTTCGGGTTCGCTGAGCGGCGCCACACCGACCGCCATCAGCAGCGCGACCATGCCATCGATCCGCCTGGTGTTTTCGCTCTTGGTGAGCTTGCGTGAGCCTGCCGGATCGGTTTTGACGACGGCGTTCGCAGCGCACATCTTCAACACGGGCTGGTCGCCGTGGGCCATGCGACCGTTCAGCAGCTCGGCCTCGAGGTCGCGCATGGCGGGCGACATCGACTGGAAGCCCTGCCCGAACTCGACGAAGATCTCGTCGATCTCGGCATCGTCGAATCCGGCTTTCAGCAACCAAGGCCGCAAGTGCCGGAAGCCCCACCGATCGAATGCTAATTTGCGAATATCTAATTCGCGGACCAGCTCTCGCAGGTAGATCGCGACGTACTCGTAGTCGACCGACTTGCCCGGTGCGGCCCGCAGATGCCCTTGCTTGTACCAAAGGTCATACGGCACCCGGTCTTTGCGGCTCTTCTCGGCCAGTCCTTCCTCGGGCAACCAGAAGGTCGGGTGGATTTGCCAAATCTCGTCGACGCGCCCGATCAGCACCAGGGCGGTCAGATCGTTGACCGCCGAGAGGTCGAGGCCGCCGTAGACCGGCACGTCGTCGATCGGCAGAGCGTCGGCCCCGCAGCGCTCCCAGACGCTCAACGGGATGAACGGCGCGGAGGCCTCGACCCGCTGGTTGAGCACGTAGTTGCGATACTCGGCTTCCCGGCTCGGCATCCGCCGTGCATCCTCGGCCATCGCCAGCACTTCCACTGTGTTCTGGAACGCGCCATAGGCCGGGTTGGCCTTGCGGATTGTGTCCTCTTCGAACGGGTCGTCGTCGATCGGCGCGGTGTAGAGGCTGACGACAACGCGATCGTCGTTGCCGGCCACAGCGTCATCGATCAGTACCGAGAGCAGATCGCCGTCGTGCGGTGCCTGCGTGCTGATGATGATCGTCAGCGGGGCGATCTGCGCGGCGGTCGCCGTCTCGAGCGCTTCGTACAATTGGCTGCGCGGTCCCCGCACCTGGCCGAGTTCGTCGTGGACCGAGAACACCGGGCTTAACCCGAAAGCGGTCGCGGCTTCCGCCGACAGTGCGCGGTAGACGGTTCCGAGGCTCGCGCAGACCAGTTGCTTGGGGGTTTCGTGGATCGAAACGACCTCGCTAAGCGCAACGCCGCCATCGGGCGGCGGGGACTGGCGGACGATCTTCGCCGCCAAGTCGAACAGGATTGCGGCCTGCTGACGCGACTGAGCGGTGCTGTAGAGCTGCGAGTTAGGCCGGGCCTCGGGACCGCAGAGGTGCAGCAGCAACAGGCAGCTCGCCAGGGCAGTCTTGCCGTTCTTGCGCCCGAAACTGAGGATCGCGCGCCGCGTGCCCGACGGGTTGTCGTAGATCCGCCGCAGTTCGTCCTTCTGCCAGCCCTGCAGCTTGATCGGTCGACCGCCGTACTGCCCCTCGGGGACGATGCAGTACTTCTGGATCCATTTGATGTTTCGTTCGGCCCGAGTCTCTACGCTTCCCACGGCATCGCCGCGGCCTTTGGTGCCTTTGCTGCGGCTCTGGCCGCCGCGTGCGGCACGTACCGGGACTGATTTGTCAGCCGTAGCTTGGTTGCCAGCGTCGCCGCGCCGCGAACCTCTTCGGCGCGCATTCGCAGCAGGAGCTGATAGCGCTTTACCGCCTGGATGTTTCGTGGCCATGAGGAGCTGGAGGTGTGCTTGTTGATGTGCTCGTTGATCCGCTCGGCGGCTTCACGGTGGCGACAGTAATCGGCGAGCATTCCGCGGAGGGCGCCACTGTTGAAGAAGGCGACATCCTCGCTGGCGACGACCTCGCGCCAGATGTCGGCTTGCCGCTCGGTGAAGTGCTCGGGCGGATCGGGCCGTCTACCGAACGCGCCAGTGACGATGACGGCGGCGGTTTCGGCGGCTGATCGGCGGCCTCGCGTCCTCATCGCCGGTTCCAGTGGTGGTCAGGGTCCAACGGTGTCCCGTCTGGCCGTACACCCGTGATGACGATCCGTTCCTGCCGTTCGCCGGTCTTGTTCGTGCTGAATCTCTCCCGGTGAGCCTGGTTGTCGCACCGAGCGCAGAGCGTGCGCAGGTTGGACAAGTCCCTCGTCAGCTCCGGGTGCGTCGCCCGCGGCTTGATGTGGTCGACGCGAGACGCGCCGGGACGGCTGACATCGATGCCGCACTTCACGCAGCGGTAATGGTCGCGTTCAAGCGCGAGCGCGCGGAGACGTTGCCAGGCGGCTGTGTGCAGGAATGCTTTGCTCAATTGCGTCCGCAAGGACGGGGCAAATCGCCCTTGTCCACAAGATGTTGTATTCTGCTGCGCAAGGTTTCCCGCATTGTCAAGCGGAAACCGCATCCAGAGACGCAAGATGGAACGCCGCGGGCACCTGTCTTTTGAACAGACCGAGCAAGGTTCGCGCCCGTCCGCGATCGTCAACCTCCTGCAATTCTGCGAGGAAACTCGCGAACGGCCCGTCCGCCACCCGCATCTTATCGCCAGGCTTCGCCAGCGGGAGCTTGATCGCGCCAGGACGCGGATCATCGAAGATCCCGGCTTCGCTTTCGGCGCGGATCGCCGCGACCAGATCAGGCGCTAGCATGGCCGGCAGATCCCGCTCGCCCGCGCGCCGCACCAGATCATAGACACCCGGCGTGTGCAGGATATCGATCCACGCCTGACCCGGGTGAAGCTCGACAAAGAGGTACGATTGGAACAGCGGGCGAAACACCATCGCCCCTCGGCTCTTGCGCTTGCCGCGGAGCACCTTTCGGTAGACCGGCAGCACGACACGCCGACCGCGGCGCCGCAAGGCATCCTGCGCCAGGAACTCGGCCATCGGCTTCGACATCACGACAGCCCAGCCCTCGCACAGTATTTCCATCCTCTTATCGCCCCAGTGGTCGTGACAGGTGGTCCCGACTTTATACACCGACAGATGAGGCTCGCGGCAGGTTATCCACCGATCGGCTGGGGTGCGGGGAGGTCGGAAAAGGCGGGATCGGCCCCGGTTTGGACGAAAGGCCGACCCCGAAAGGTGTTTAAGGAGGTGAACGCTCGACAGGAGGTGGGGAACTTTAATACCTCCCGCCGAATGCCCGCCGCACGGTAGCATTTCTGGGTGGGTTTGACACCACTGGCGAAATGTCACCGATTAGCAAACGAACGG